TGATCGACGAGGCGGCGTTCCACAGACCTCGACGAATTGTTGAAGGCCGCAATCGCGCTGTTGATGTGGGGCGGCAAGGTGCGCGTGATCAGCACCCACAACGGCGTCGACAATCCGTTCAACCAGTTGATCGAGGACATTCGTGCTGGCAAACGCGCTGGCAAAGTGCACCGCATCACCTTCTTGGAAGCGGTGGCGGAGGGTCTGTACCGTCGCGTATGTCTGCGTCTCGGCAAAGCGTGGGCGCCATGAGCGAAGCCGCGTGGAAAGCCGAGATCTATAAGACCTACGGCGACGCCGCGTCGGAAGAGTTGGACGTCATTCCCTCGCAGGGTTCCGGTACGTGGCTGTCGGGCGTGCTGATCGAGGCACGCATGGTTCCGGCGCCGGTGCTGCGCTACACCTGCCCGCCGGGCTTCGAGAAGGAACCGGACGCGTATCGCCAGGGCGTCATCGACGACTGGCTGAAAGCGGAAGTCGCGCCGCTCCTGGCCAAGTTCGATCCGAAACTGCAGAGCGTGCTGGGCGAGGACTTCGGCCGAACGGGCGACTTGACCGTGCTGGTGCCGGCGCAGATCGCGCAGGACCTCACCCGCCGCGTGCCGTTCATGGTCGAGCTGCGCAACATGCCGCACAAGCAGCAGACGCAGATTCTCGACTTCATCTGCGACCGGCTGCCCAACTTCGTCAAGGCCGCGGTGGACGCGCGCGGCAATGGTTCCGCCGTCGCCGAGTTCTTGGCGCAGAAGTACGGCTTCGATCGCATCGAGCAAGTGATGCTGTCGGAAACCTGGTATCGCGAGCAGATGCCGCCGCTGAAAGCCGCGTTCCAGGATGCGACGCTAGAGATCCCGCGCGACAAGGACGTGGCCAGCGACCTGCGCATGATCAAGCTGATTCGCGGCGTGGCGCGCGTGCCCGACGTGCGCAGCGAAGGCAAGGATGGTGGCCAGCGGCACGGTGATGCCGCGATCGCCATCGCGCTGATGCACTACGCCAGCCGTCATCCAGGTGCATCCATCGAATTCACCGAAGTGCCGCGCGCGCCGCGCGGCTTCGACAACGTGGGCGATACGTCCAACCGCATGCATGACCGGCCGGATGACGGCACGGCCGATATCCAGATTCCGGAGCAGCCAGCATGGTAGACACCCAGATCCTCGGACCCGACGGGCAGCCGATCGCACGGCCCGACCTGTCGCAGCCGCAGACCGCGGAACTCATCTCGCTGCACCATGAGTGGGCAGGCCACCCATCGCGCGGGCTCACGCCATCGCGCCTGGCCGTCATCATGGACAACGCCGAGAAGGGCGACCTGGTCGCGCAGTGCGACCTGTTCGATGACATGGAAGAAAAGGACGCGCACCTCGCGTCCGAGATGGGCAAGCGCCGCCGCGCGATCGTGCAGCTCGATTGGGACATCGTGCCGCCGCCCAGCCCGTACGCATCGGAGAAACGCGCCGCCAAGCAGCTGTGCGAATGGTTGACGGACATCCCTGATTTCGAGGACATGATCTTCGACATCACCGATGCGATCGGCAAGGGCTTCGTGTGCCTGGAGCTCGAATGGCACATGGTCGAGGGCGTGTGGTTGCCGAAGACCATTACGCATCGGCCGCAGCGCTGGTTCACGATGTACAGCCTCGGCTATCGCGAGGAAATCCGGCTACGCCAGGGCGGCAGCGAGGGCGAGCCGCTGCAGACGTTCGGTTGGATCACGCACACGCATCGCGCGAAATCCGGCTGGCTGGCGCGCGCGGCGCTGTACCGCGTGTTGGCGTGGCCTTACCTGTTCAAGAATTACTCGGTTGCGGATCTCGCCGAGTTTCTGGAGATCTACGGGCTGCCCATCCGCGTCGGCAAATATCCCCCCGGTGCAAGTGAGCGCGAGAAGTCCACGCTGCTGCGTGCGTTGATGTCGCTGGGCCACAAGGCCGCAGGCATCATTCCCCAGGGCATGGAGATCGATTTCCAGGACGCCACCACCGGCAAGCCGGATTCGTACCAGCTGATGATCGACTGGTGCGAGAAGTCGCAGTCGAAGGCCATCCTGGGCGGCACGCTCACCAGCCAGGCGGACGGCAAGAGCAGCACCAATGCGCTCGGCAACGTGCACAACGAAGTACGCAAGGATCTGCGCGATTCCGACGTCAAGCAGATCCAGGCCACGCTGACGCGCGACCTGATCTATGCGATCGCTGCATTGAACGGACTGGCGCCGGCCGGCCCGCGCCGCGCGCCGCGCTTCAAATTCAACGTGCAGGAGATCGCGGACATCGCCGTGTATTCCGGCGCGCTGCCGCCGTTGGTCGGCATGGGTATGAAGATCCCGCGCAAGTGGGCGCAGGAACGCATGGGCATTCCCGAACCCGACGCCGACGACAACGACCTGCTGCAGGCGACCAAGGCGCCGGCCATGCCCGTGAGCAACGCGCTGGTGAAAGATGCTGGCATTGCGGCAGGCACCGCGCAGCTCGCGGGCGGCACCGTGACCACGCTGCCTCCGGATCCACCGGCGCGCCAGGCGGACCGCACATCCGCCCAGGTATCGCCGGCGATGGATCAGTGGATCGGCCAGATCAAGGCGCTTGTGCAGCAGTCGCAGACGCTGGACCAGGTGCGCGACGGCCTGATGGCGCTCATGCCGAACATGTCACTGGACCAGTACACCGCAGCGATGCAGCAGGCGCTCGCCGCCGCCGCGCTGGCGGGGCGTTACGAGATCCTGCGGGAAGCAGGCACCTGATGTTCCGTCATCCCTTTCGTCAACGCACGATCAGTGTGTACGCGTCCGCGAAGGACATCGACGCGTGCATGCGGAAGATCCGGCATCGAAGCGAGGAACGCGCGTTGATTCGTGCCGCGCGCTGCGCGGGCAAGCACAACACGCGCAGCCTGCGCGTATACCGCTGCCCGGCCTGCAACGGCTGGCACCTGACGTCGAAGGTGAGCCCATGAAGCGGTTTCCCGGAAACTGCGTGGCTGTCTCGGTTTGTGCATGGCTGTTGGCGCCTCGCCGGACGCGGTTGTGCGCGTCGCGCAACCGGGCCGGCCGCTGGCATGTGTGCTTCGAACGTGACGGCCAGCGTTTCGAGTTCTACACGCCTGGTGCGTCGCGCTGCTGCTACCTGCGCAATGCATTGCGGCTGGGTGAGATTCGTCGTGTCGGAGCGGTCAGCGATGGCTGATGTCTCCTACGGCTCGCTGCCCTTCGCCGAGCAGATCGCTTTCTTCCGGCGCAAGGCCAACGTCAACACGCAAAGCTGGCTCGATGTGTGGCAGCAGGCACACGATCACGCGTTCATGGTCGCCGGCGCGAATCGCGATGATCTGGTGCTGGACTTTCGCCAGGCAGTGGATGCCGCGATCGCCAACGGCGAAACGCTGGAGCAGTTCCGCAAGCGCTTCGATTCGATCGTTGCCAAATACGGCTGGGATTACAACGGCGGCCGCAATTGGCGCAGCCGTGTGATCTACGAGACCAACCTGCGCACGTCCTACGCCGCCGGCCGCTGGCAGCAACTACAGTCGATCAAGCAGCGCGTGCCGTATTGGGAATACGTGCACAGCGATGCCGTGCAGCATCCACGTCCGCAGCATCTGGCGTGGAACGGCCTGGTGTTGTCGGCCGACGATCCCTGGTGGCACTCGCACTTTCCGCCGAACGGCTGGGGCTGCCAGTGCACGGTGCGCGGCCGCAGCAAGCGCGACCTCGCGGACATGGGCAAGAGCGGCCCTGACCAGGCGCCCCCGATCGACATGCAATCGGTCACCGTGGGTCAGCGCAGTCCTGGCGGCGCGCGCGATATCGAGACGCCGGCCGGCGTGGATCCCGGTTTCGGCTATGCGCCGGGCAAGGATGCCTTCGAGACCTGGCTGGAGCAGCAGGCCGAACAGGCGCTGGAATCGGCGGCTGCAGCCGCGCAGTGGCAACCGCTGGTGACCACGACGGCGGAAGACCTCGGCCGCCCGGCGATGATTCCGCTGCGGCCTGCGCCGGTGCCGCTGGGTCCACGCGTCGAGGGCATCGAGGCGACCACGACGGCATTGCGCGAGCTGCTCGGCGCGGACTATGGCGTGTTCGACGTGCATGGGCTGCCGATCGCGATCGATGCCGCGGTGCTGGGCGAGCACATCGCGAAGGATCCGGGTCGCACGCCGTTCCTGCCGCTGTTGCTCGATCTGCTCGCGGATCCGTTCGAGGTCTGGATGATGACCGAGCAGGATGCCGCGACGGGCGCGCTGCGAACGCGCGCGCGGTTGATCAAGGGCTACGACCTGGGCAACGGCAAGGGTGTGCTGCTTGCTTCGGATTACCAGCGCGGCCAGTTCATCGGCTGGACCTTCCTGGGCACGCGCGACATGAAGTACTTGAACAAGCAGCGGATCGGCGAGCTGTGGTACGGAGCCGAATGATGGGCCGTCACGTCGCGCGGCCGGCGTGGGCCCAGTGCGGGGCTCTTCGGAGCGCGGTCCTGGCCGCCACACTGTAAGCGGAGCATAGCATCTATGGCCGGCGCACGCGTTGAAATCACCGTCGATGATGCCGAACTCAAGGCCACGCTCGGCCGCGCGATCGATGCGCTGGGCACCGAGGGCATGGCGCCGCTGCTGGGCGAACTCGGCGAATACCTGCTCGGCACCACGCGGGATCGCGCCGCCACGGAAACCGGACCGGATGGCGAGGAATGGCCTGCGCTCTCGCCGCGCTACGCCCGCCGCAAGCAGAAGCTGCGCCCCGGCTTGCCGATGCTGGTGTTTGATCGCCACATGCTGGGCGATCGCCTGGCGTGGCAGATCGTGGGCGACACGCTGCTGGTTGGCACCTCCGCGCCGCAGGGCGCGCGCCAGCAGTTCGGCGGCGGTGGCATCCCGCCGCGTGTCTGGTTGGGCATCAGCCAGTCCGATGG